ATGAAAGGGGGAGTTTATCGAATGCTTACAGACTATGACGAAAAAAAGCACAAGCCGTACAATATCAACTGTCAGACCTGTGCGCCTGCCTATGCCTTACGCCTAAAAGGGTTCGACATTACGGCAAAGGGAAATATTCCAGGATCAAAACTGGAATACTTAAGCAAAGGACGTGCTTTCGAGATATGGAAAAACATAGACGGAACACCGGCAAAACACATCAGCATAAACGACTGGCTTCTTACAAAAGGATATTTGAAAATGACTCCCAAAAGATACTGGGAATATTTCAACGAAGTCTGCAAAGAGGAAGGAGTTTACGAGTTGTGCATAGGGTGGAAAAACGGAGGCGGTCACGCTACCATCCTGCAACGGTTTGCCAACGGGGAACTGCGTTATATAGAGCCGCAAAGCGACAACTCAAAAGGTTCAGGGATGGAATGGAAGGATGTCAAATACCTATGCGACATCGGAGCTCCCAATTCACACAGTTGCAGAGGGCTTATGAGAATAGACAACAAGCTATTCGATATCGGGTTCTTCGACATCTTTGACATATAAGTCAATGAAATCAAATACATGCAACCCGGTTATTTCCATCGCTTCACCGTCTTTAAACAAGTATAAAAACGGGAAACCGACAGTAGCATCATCCGGAAAGACAAACAGCCATGCCTCCTGTCCCTCGTGATTGCCGAGGTACTTGAAGTGGCGACCGTACTCATTGATAAGGTGCTGCGCCTCATTGATTACTTGTTCAGGTATGTTCATAATAAGAGAGTTTTCACAAAAGTACGTTTTTTATTTGACATAACAATAACAATATGGATATAAAAGAGTTTTCAACCTTGATAAAGGAAAAAGCAAAGGAACTGGATGATATGGCCAAACATAGGCTCCCGGTAAAAATCGGACGGATGGCGAAAGACCATTACCAGGACAATTTCAGAAAGGGAGGATTCGTGAACAAGAGACTGCAACGTTGGCCTGCCACAAAAAGGCAACAAAGCGGGGACACATCGGCTGCTTCTAATTACGGACCACTACTCAGCCGGAGGAACCATCTCTTCAGCTCTATCAAGTACATGCCTTCCGACTATCATGTCAGGGTGGCAAATGATGTCCCCTATGCCTCCATGCACAACTATGGGGGAGAAACGCATCCGACCGTAACGCCCAAAATGCGGAGGTTTGCCTGGGCCATGTATTACAACACCTCCGGCATAGGCAAGAAGCCCTCTACGGGCAAAAAAACGGGCAACAGGCGCAAGAATACAGCCTCTCCACAGGCTGAGATGTGGAAAAGGCTCGCACTCACAAAGAAAAAGAAGCTGAAGGTCAAAATACCCAAGAGACAATTCATCGGGGAGAGTGCAACTTTGAACGCCCGGATAGAGAAAACGATTGAGAATGAAATAAGGAACATCTTAAAATAAAACGGATATGGAAGAACTTTACATCAGCATCCTGGAAAGAATACAGAATGAAATGCCGGAAATAGCCTACATCGACGAGGATTACGGACAACTGGAAGGCATGGATTCAGAAAACGATGACTTTTACCCTGTCACATTCCCCTGCGTCCTGATCGGGAATGCGGAGGCGGACTGGAAAGACATCGGCATGGGAACACAGGCCGGTCAGATACAACTGACCGTACGTCTCGGAATAGACTGCTACCATGACACACATATCGGAAGCGGAACGACTGACAAGATAAGGGAAAGAATGGAACTCGCAGGAAAACTGTACAGAACACTTCAGGGCTACCGCTTCTCCGGATTCATGGACGAAATGGCGAGGATAAAAAGCAGGGACTACACCCTACCCGGAAATATCAAAGTGTACGAGATTGTATTTGAATTCAACTTTCGCGACGAATCTGCGCTACAGGATAGCCTGCATCATCGCTGAACAGGGCAAGCTGCCTGTATGTAAGACGGGGAGCCCGCACTTTCGGTACGGGCCGTATGTCGGGATCAGTCTTGCTGCATTCCCGGATAATGGCCATGATACGCTCCTCGGATATGAAGAATTCCTGCTCTGAAAGGATTTTCAGGGCACGGTCAAAACGAAGCCCCTGCACCTCCGTCCAGAAATAATAACGGCGGCACAGGGCTTCATTGCGTTTCCTTATCAGTTCCTTGTCGCGACCTTTTGCCATACAAATATCGTTTTTTCCCACAAAAATAATGAAATAAGACACAATAAGCAATTAAAAAAGCCTGCATACCACAGATATACAGGCTTTTGTGTTAATACGTTAAACAGCCGGACTATAACCGGCAGAAAGAAGGCTCTATCCTTCTCCAGACGCCGTTCTCATCACGTTGGTAGAAATAATAGTTTACAGCCGTCTTATACACCACGTTGCTTTCACGGAACAGATCCATGATGTCCTTATATTCCGAATCGAAACGGGGTTCCAGTTCGTAAAGTTTGCTGATGGACTTGTAGTCCAGATCGCCCTGCTTGTTGCGTTCCAGCAATGTCATGGCCAACTGGTACATCGGATCGTCCACCCCTTTCTCCGTTTTGGAAACATAAACCTTCAGGTAGTCCACAAGACGGGATGCCGCCATGTCCGCACGCTCGTCAAAACTCTTCACCTTGTTGCTCCGCACCTCCAGTTTGGTATCTCCGTCCACGATGGTGTAGCTTGCCTGGTCATCGCCCTTGCGCAACTGCCCGTATTCACGCATCGTGTCACGAAAAGCGCGACTGTCCTGCTCGAGACGGTCACGAAACGCTTTCACATCGGCCACCAACGGCTGAAGCAGCCTCCATACATCAATCATGAACTGGCTGCGCAAACCCTCGTATGCGTCACGTCTGTTCTGTTTCTCTTCCTTTTCCTGTTGCTGCATTTCTGCAATCAATGCCTTGCGCTCATCAGCCGAAAGGCTGTTCAAAAATTCTTTTTTATCCATGTTCGTTTTTATTAAGTGGTTATAATCATTTCTTTTCCTTGCGCCTTATGGCACGTATTTTTTTCAATAGGGCATCCAGTTCCCCGCAATCCAAATCCCGGAACTCCTTGCCAGCTATACGGCTGTCCCGGCAGAAAGAATTTACTCTGTCCCAGTTTGCCGTATCAACGCCTAAAAGCTGCATCTGGTGCAGCACGGCGGAACGTCTTTTCCTGCGCTCCTGGATAAACCTTTCACGCTCTGTCGGCAATACCAACTTGCGCATCCCCTCCAAAGCGGCAGAATATTCATTTCGGGACATTTCGTGGAGACTTGCGGTGCGTCCGTCCGTATATTGAAGCACGATGCTCCGCTTCAGCTCCTCACGGTCAGATGTCGGCAGACGGTTCAAAAGACCGTAAAACGCCGCATAGTTATCAATGGGACTATTCATCACTTTTTATTTTTGAAATACCCGTTTATACTTGCTACAGGTGTCGTTTCCATTGACGATGTTACAGAAATCGGTACACCCGGATTCTGCTCTTCCAACTGTTTTTTCACAAATTCCTCATACTCATCCATCGTCTTTTTCCTAAAATCCGAAGTATTGGTATCACTGACATAGCCAAATTTAAAGGTTATTGAACGTGGTTTGTAACCTAACGGGGTTTTTACCTTTACCGAAATAATACTTATATATTGCTTGCTCATATATTCACTACTTTAACGGGGTAATCCAATATTTTCACTTTAGCTTCCGGAACGTCCTTGATGACAGCCGCCGCAAATTCCATGTGGCGGGTCTCAATTACCGCCCAGTCCTCTGTTTTTTCGGACGGATAAACGATGAACCGCTGGCGGGGTTCGTAACAGCTCCAGTTTACAAGGACATTACTCAGCCTGTCTATCGGCAATCCTATCTGATACAACTCTCCTATTTTCATCAGTTAATCTCGTTTGAAGATTCAATACCCAATAAAACCGCCCCTCTTCCTTTCGTTAGGAATTTAAGAGCTAAACCAATAATCATAGACCTAAGCTGCTCGTTCTCTTTCATGGCAAGAGCTATGGCATGAGTTATAAGACCTGCTTTCCCGTTACAATAAGTTACAGAATCAAAATCACTTCCATCTGCTTTTTCCTCCTTAATAGCCGCAGCCATATAAACAGATACATTATTGTCAATGCAGAATTTTTCCACCATCTGGGACAGTTCTGCAAGTTTTTTCTGGTTATCCGTTTCCGGGTTTAATGTCGTTTTAGCATTTTCCATTTTCATAATCATCAATCATTATTAGTTACGTGTCACATTTATTTTTCTCAGTTCTTTGGGACGCATGATGTAGGTATCCTTCAAATGCCAATAGGGTTTGCCCTCTCTCCTATCCTCTGCCTGCATTAAGTGAACAGAACCTATCACATGACCGACAATCCCCACCTCCCGGAATACACCTTGCATTCTAACCTGCGATGGACTTTGGCCACACGTATCTACGCACAACACAACGGCCACAATTAACGTATCAAGCATATCATTCCTCCTTTCTTGTAGGTTTCCAATCGACGGTCACTATCGCATCCAACTGTCCAGAGCCGCCACATACCGGACAGTTTACCTTAACACTCTCATGATGCTCCTCTCCCCAAAACCAGCCGTTACCCTGACAGTAACCGCATTTATGTCCCGGACTTACCAGCATCTCACGGTTCCTGCCTTTGCTCATAAAGGAAGGAGGAACCAATTCCAACTGCTTTAAAATTCTACTCATTGTCATTATCATTTAAAAAACCGTATTCTTCCAAAAGTTTCTCACTGGAGGCCTTGGATAGTTCCCTGGCTATCTCACTCAAAATATAAGACTGGTCCGGGAGGGAATAATTCTCCACAGCCGACTTTACCTGCTCAGTCATTTCTTCAATTAGTTCTTCCATCATTTTTCTGCCCAATATTTAGCGGCCCCTTCCTCCCATATCGTATAATAGTTTCCGGGAGCCGTGATAAAACGTCCTTTGCACATAGCCCGGAAGCCCTGGACAAATATTTTCACATCAGCATCGTAAGCGACCTTCTTTGCCGCACGTCCTTCAGGATTCATCCCCTCGGCGTGGCTGATAAAAATCAGCAGCTTATTGGCATGTTTTTCTTTCATGGCCTTGTAGGTGGCGTATGTCAGACCGGAATACTGGAAGCTGTCTATAATGACAATCTCCGGGCTTCTCCGTTTTGACAGACGCTCCGAAAGCTCCTCCATGGATTCACGGTCAAGAATGACAAAACGCCTGTTCACTTCTTCCATCTTATGCCTTACCAGGGAATTCTTCAACGAAAGACCTGTGCTTTCCTCAAGGCTGTCATAGGCAACCTTGGCAAACCGGCAAAGGTACTTGGCAAGCTGCATCACGAATGAACTCTTGCCGTTCCCACTGTTACCCCATATTATCCAAGTCCCGGTCCGATCCGGATGCCCGAAAGCCTTCTCCCATTCCCCTTCAAAGGGGAAAGAAGGAATATTCATGGACTGGACTTGTTTAGGCGAATATGCACGTCCCATAATTTTTATGATTTAAGTTTCTCAATTTCCGTATATAGACGTCTCAAACCACCGTCTGACAGATTCACAAGCTGCATGATGTCCGTTCCTGTAGGAGCGTTTACCTTGGCCACAATCGCAGCCTGAGCCTTCAGGAACTTGGCACGTTCCTTACCGTCGTCCGGCGTTACCTTGCTGAACGTATCTCCGTATCTGGAAAGCATCTCGGTATAGCCCACCTTCTTTCCCTCGATGGCACGGTCTATCTTTTCCTTCAGACCGTCGGCACCCATCATGTACCATGCACAACACCGTTCCGTCGCATTCCACAGGGCTTTCAGTTCAAGAAAAGCCTCATACTGCAGGTCTCCTGCCTCGTCCAAAATGATAAGCGGGTTCTCTATCGTGCGCAGATAAAACACAAGGTTCTCGTAAACCGTATGATATCGTCCGTTACTGTCCACCCCGAACTCCTTGGCTATGTGCCGTATCAGGCGCAGCTTGCTCTTTACCTGTGAACAGTCCACATAAATGGCGTTCTTGTGGCTTTTCACGTATGCCCTTGCTGTAAACGTCTTTCCGATATTGGGAATATCGCACAGGATTGCACTCAGACCGCTCCGCTGGCAGCGCTCAAGCTGCTCCGTTATAAAAGCGAATGTCGGTGTTTCGGCAGCCTTCCACTCCATCTCGTCTTTCAGCTTCACGCCCAGACGACGTGCGATGCATATCCAGTTCGCATCGCTGACCTGTTTGTCGGTAACTCCTTTTTTCAGGTTATTATATACACTTGCCGAAATGCCCAAAGCCACGGCATGCTTGTTGTCTGAAGGATAATTGGTTCTGTCTGTCCTGATAGCGTCCAGTACCCTGTTCTTTATTTCTGATGTAAGTTCCATTCTTATGTTATTTTAATGTCGTTATAATGCTATTCTTCCTTTCTGCTTGTAGTGGTCAACATCCATGAATTCTGAAAAATCATCGTCCGGTTGTTGCGGTACTTCCACCGGCTTCGCAACTGCCTGCTCAATCTCCCTCTTTTCTTCCGGTCTGATAATGCCGACTTTCTTTATCTTCTCCTCCTTCATCATCCTGTCGAACTGGGCCACATATTTGGCCTGTTCCGTATAAGCCTTCACATCATCCTCGGTCTTTTCCGCGTCAGCCTCGTTGTAACGCTGTATCAACCCGCAGGTTGCGATATAGTTACCGTTCTGATAGATATACACCTCGGATATTTTTCCGTCCATATCGGGCAAATAATAGGCTTCCACATTGTAATTGCGAGGCTCCAGCTTTTCAATCAGTTTGGGATCCGGCAACCCGTACTGGTTATACATTACCGTGCAGTACATGTTACGCCTGATGCTTGTTTCGGACCTCTCTCCGATATAGCGTGCCAGTATGGCCCTGTCATACGGGGCGAGGTTCGGATTCTGGTTGGCACAAAGCACGTCCCAACGCGTCATTCCGGGATATAGCTTCTGATTAGGGTGTTTCTGATTGTTGTACTCTCTGATTGCCGCAATGTCATCGGCCACAAGTTCCTCATAGCTGTAGGTCTTTTCCTTGTAGGTATTGTTGAACTCGTCATAGACCTTCTCCGTTTTCGGACGGTTGGCCTCCAATGCGGCATACCAGCGGCCTATGCCTATCTGCATGTTTTTTTCCACGGTATATTTCTTTGCCCTGTTCCCGTGTTCGGCGCGTTTCTCCTGAGAGTTGCCCGGGTTACACCAACGGACAAACGGGAAAACGACACCGGCCTTCATCAGACCGTCTGCGAAATTGTTCACAAGATGGTGCTCAACCTCCACCTGTGCAGGCATATACCAACCGTTGCGCTCTATTGTCTGGAACATGTTCCTTACGCAATCAAGGAAAAGGTCAGCAGTTTTCAGTCTGTTGTAAGCATATCCCACTACACATCCCGAAGCCACATCGTAAGCGTAATATGCCTTGACACGCTGGCCGTTGTGCATCTTCCGGGGAAGGTCTCGGTCATCCAACGAAACCTTACTGAAGGCAAAGAACGGGCTGTGACGCAGATGGTGCGGACGGTATTCGTTGTTGAACTCCCACTGGCTGTCATGCTGCTTGGCACGCAAGGCCTTGTTTTTGGGGTTGTTCAGGTAGTTGGCTATCGTGGCCTCGCTCAAAACGAGCGGATTCCCTTTCTTGTCCGTGAACTGGGAAGGGTTATATACCTCTCCCGTCTCCGGGTCAAACACCTCAATCTCTCCGCATACGAACATGTTATACATTTCCGCCACCGTCGTGTTGTACGGACGCGTAGGATGACTGTCAAGGCTCAATATCAGCCTTTCTATCGGATAACTGACCTTCCGTGTGTTCTGGTTCTTGAACTTCTTGCTGATAAGGCACTCATATCCGGCAGAGCGGAACTCGTTTACTTTCTTCTGAAAACGTGTCGGGGACAAAGGCAGCGTATGGCCGAACTCCGCCTGGTAATAACTGATTGCCCCGGCCATCTCTCCCCAGTTTATCCGGTTGTTCTGCATGGCCTGACGCATGGTCCTCGTGTCGTTCATGACGGCCAACACCGCCTGCAGCACGGAGGCGTTTATCGTGTACTCGTTTATATGTTCCGGAGGAAGAGGGCTGCCGTCCTCAAACCTGAATCTTGTATAAAATGCACGGGCCTTGGCATCTATCTCGTAATGAGAACCGAACCAGTCACGTAATATATTACTTTCCATATCTCCGTATTTTTGTTTGATTTTATCCTTGAAACGCTGTGGCAAGGTCGCCACTTCCACAAGGGCATAGCTTCCGAGCCCTTTACCGGGGCGCACCACGTTAATCTGACCTCTCATTTTCAACTGCTTGTAATTGGCTTCCGTCATGATAGGAGCAAGTTCCTCGTCAGACAACATGGAAGGATGGACTCCTTTCAGTACCCGGCTTCCGCTATAATCCGCGTTCCCACTGTTTTTGACCGGACGGTCGTCATAGGTCAAATCCCTTGCGGATATGCACAATATCTTTCCGTAGTACTCCATAACGACCTCCTCACAGCGAGGAAGCCATCAGTTGTACTTCCCCTTGTAGTTCCATAAGACCAGGGATACCAAGTCCCTGCTTTCTTATTTTTACCTTGTCATCCACCACAACCTCTACCATGTCACGATTCTTGTAGGCTACGATTTTCACACGCGGTCCAAATGTCTGTGTCATAGTCTCCGTATCATGGAAGGTCTCCATCTCCGGCATATCGGCACCAGACAGCTTGCCGCCGCGTTTCAAGGCCGCCACACGTATGCGTCTGGCCAAATCACTGTCACTGTTAAATGTAAGAGCCTTCCACACCATCACGTTGGTACACTCGAACAGCTTCTGAAGGTATGCCTTCTCAGCCCTGTCTGTCAATATCTGTTTTTTCATATCTCTTTCTTTTGATTTCCTCGTTCAATACTTCCAATGTTTCTTCACACACGCATGACAGATTTTCCATCACACGATAAGCGTCACAAGTCTCTATCTCTTCGGCAGACATGGTAGATTGTGCCTGTTCCATCGCTTGGTCAGTTGCCATTTGCAAACGGAGCACAGATGCGGCCAAATAGCGAAATTTTTGCCGGAGTTGCTTTTTAGCTGTCTCCATTGACTGTTGTTTTCTCATATTACATTGTATTAATGTTTGACTTTGCGGGCGGTTGTGGACTCGAACCACAGACCATGTCCTCTCCCGAATAGGAGTTTGGATTGTTCTACCAACTGAACTAACCACCCAATATTCAGACCGCTTTCAGGCAAGTCCTATTTCTATCACTTCCAATAGATTATCTGTCCTCATGCTGTTTACAGCAAGCATGGCACGTGATACTTTGTTTTCTCTCATCCATTTCTCTGCTTTCCTGACGGCGGCTTGCTTGTTGCTGCCGTCAGGAATAAATGCTCCTAACTCGTTGTAGTTCTCGTCTGTCAGTTCAAAATAATACCTTCTCATATCCGTAAGTTTTTAAATCAGTTCAATACATTCTTCCGGCACGCATATCAGCGTCCACACGTTGCCGTCCTTCACATAGTCCACATCATACTGCACGTCAAAGGTGCAGCAGTTGTAATCCCAGCCTTTTATTACACCGGTCACGGTTTCGCCGTTGGCTTTGGTAACCTGTACCTCCTGTCCCTTCTCGAATTTAGCCTTCATATCACTTGCCCTCCACTTCGTTAATAATGGGCTTCAGACTACATCCGTAGCAGTTCATCAGCCTTTGTACCATTCTTTTCACATAACTTTCCGGTGCTGTAAATACGATACCGTCCTCCTCGTTGTAGCCGAAACTGATACCGTCCATTATGAGCAACATGGCCACCTTGTGTTTCACGCTCTGGGTCTGCCATACTTTGATTTCTTCGTTCATATTCTTTAATTTCTAAAATTCGTTAATCTCAGGCCAATTTCGTATATTTGGCCGCTGTTAATATCTTTAACACGTTGCAAATATACAGAATTTCTGGAAAACCAAAAAGAAAAATACAGAATTTCTGAAATTAAATATTAAAATATGGATAAGGATTCAATAAACGAACGCTTTATAAAAGCTGTTTCTACGCTATTTCAAGACAAAGGGTTGACAAAAACCAGTATTGCAGAAAGCCTTGGGTTAAAGCCTTCCAAGTTTTCAGAAATTCTGAATAACAGAATGAAAGCCGGCACAGATACCATAGCTGCTTTATGTGAAAAATATAGTTTTTCTCCCTCTTGGATTCTGATGGGAGAAGGAACAATGCTTATACCAGGAGAATTAAAAGGCAGATCTAAACCAGCCTATGCCGTAACTCCTCTTTCCCACATTGAAAAATTACAAGCTATTCAAGCGCAAGAAAATTCATATAGAACAGGAAAAATATGTCACGCTACCAATAATAAGAATGAGGGAATTCCATTGATACCTCTTAGTGCAATGGCTGGAGTTTTTACTGGCGAAACCGCTGTCATGGAGTTTGAATGTGAACGATATGTGATACCAGCCTTCAAAGGTGCAGACTTTTTGATACAGGTAAAGGGAGATTCCATGCAGCCAACATATTATTCCGGGGATCTTGTAGCTTGCCAACGGGTTACGTTAAACGACATATTCTTCCAATGGAACAAAGCCTACGTTTTAGATACAAAGCAAGGGCCACTCATTAAGCGTATCATGCCCGGATCTGACGAGAATCACATAAGAATCGTCTCTGACAATACCAATTACCCACCATTCGAACTATCAAAAGACCAATTCAATGGTGTGGCACTTGTACGAGGTATTGTACGCCTTGAATAGTAAAAACATCCATCACGCACGCACATAACAAGATATTTAAGAAGATAAAACGACATAAAGCACTGTAAATAGGCATATTATCTTTCATATAATAAGGTGTAATCGGTTTATAAAATGGCATTTACCCCACGATAAAGAAAACAAAATAGCCAAAAACAAAGGTTTTACATCCAGTTACATATTTTTTTCGAGGGTCTGAAATTTGAAAAATGTAACCCTAAATGTAACCCTAAACTTTATAAAAATGTAACCCTAAAGTGTAACCCTTATTGTAACCCTAAAGCAAAATAACGACACGTTAAGGCATAAAAAAGGGGAGTGCAACGTGCCTCCCCTACTCTATTCCTACCAATCGCCCATAACAGGGCGTTTTTAGGCTGTTTCAGCCCTTATCGTCTTTGCTCTTACGGTTCCCACGTATAAGCGTAGATTGCTTGATTATAGCGGTTTTTGTGGTTACTGTGCCGTTTCCTGACAGCCCGGCATGTAACAAATAACTCTTTTTCACTCCCACTTCTTCCTCCGTCAGCACGTCATATACGGCTGTAATACTCGCAAAATAGTAATCTCGCCGTTTTCCTATCAAATGAACATGTATAACTTTTGCCATTTACCTTATAATTTATACCGCAAATATACCAAATAATCATTATATGGAATAATTTTATATATTGCTTTATTAGAAATACCATAAAAAAACAGCCGAATCACGGCTGCCGCAACATCATTCAATACCCCCTCATATTCCCCCATTAATCAAAGAGCATGTAAAGCAAACACTTCAATGTAAGCCTCAGTGTAAAGCCCGGTGTAAGCCAAACGTAAAGCGATGTAAACGCTTCGTTTTTATATGCCCTTTGCGACATTCTCCCGTAACCCTTTGGTTTCAAATAGGTTTACCCATTTTTTCCACCAACCACATTATGCCCTATCGTTTTATGCCCCATAAATACTCCTCCTGAGCATCTCCATACAAGGCAGAGAAAGTTCTTCCTCTCTCCTCTCCCATCGGGTTATCCGCAATAGCCCGCATTGTTATCTTCCAGATCAGCAGACGCCCGTCAGCCGAGTCACGCTTCATCAGATAGGCTCCTGCGGCCAGAAAAATTCCCGACAACAGAACCCCGAGAACAGCATACTTATATTTCAGTATAAAAAATTTTATCCGGTCACCATATATACGAAAAGTAACATATCCGCAGGAAACAAAGGCTGCAAGCCATGCTGCCCGGCTCATCCCGGCCGGAAGTACACAAAGGACAAGCATCACCACGCACAACGAAACATAATATTCCACTTTCGCCCTACGGCCCGTCCGTCCATTCACAGAAAGCATTCTGTATAAAGTAACGGGTAGAATGGCTGCCAGATACCCGGAATAAGGACCGGGATTATAGAACGTTCCCGTCAGCACAAAAAGCGAATGCCCCGACGGGTATAACCCGGCAATCTGTCCCAGGCCAAGCAATGCCTGCACCGCTCCCCCAAACATCAGCACCCATTCCGCGACCTCTGATACAATATGCACTGTAAAACGAAAATTCAGAATTCCCCCTTCTGCCCAAAACGGCAATGCCACCAACAGTGCTTCTGACAGCCATATCCACTGCTTTCCCTGCAAACCGGCAGGCACAACAGGATCATCCACCATCACAGTTGCCACCACACAGCCCAAAAGTAATCCTCCTGCGAACCATGCCGCCAGTCTGTATACCCAGTTCTTCATTATACCATCTATTCTATTGCTTTCCATACTCTGTCCCAGCGTACCTTATCCGTATACCGGTCTACCGATTTCCATATCCTTGAAGCCACTCCCACGATATACTCTTCCGGAAGTAAGCCCCAGTAGCGTGAATCCTGTGAATTCTCCCCACGATCTCCGGCAACAAAATAATAGTTTTTACGGAAACGGTAAGTAGTTATCACACTGTCATTCAGTAATACCGATGATCCCCGGAAAATCAGATCTTTTCCCTGTTCCCACTCTATCAGCTTATGGTAAAGTACCCAGCCGGTACGATCCATTTTCACCTCACTCCCGGCCTTTGGAATATACAACGGGCCAAAATTCTTTATATTCCAGTTCAGTAAAGAATCATAGGGAAAACTCTGAAACACTTCCTGAGGAAAATCTTCTGCCTTCATCTGTCCAATCCGTTTTTGAGACGCAAGATTTCCCAGAGGAGAAGCCACACCGGCTATATGAAAGATCCCGCCATGAATTGAAAGCGTATCCCCAGGCAGTCCGATACAACGCTTTATATAATATTTCAGAATATGCATCTCTATATGGCTCCAGTCGTTGGGGTGCGGGAAATTGAATACCACCACATCATTGCGCCGTATCTTTCTGAAGCCCGGAATACGGTAAATCTCTGTCTGCTCCAGATTGAGCGACTTGTGCAAATTAAAGAGACGAGCCCCCACAAGCGGCTTCCATACCAACACAAAATCTCCTTCCTTGAGTTCAGGCGACATGGAATCACTCGGTATCCGAAAAGAAGCAAAGACAAACACCTGTGCCAAAATCCATAGCAAAAACAGGCATATCCCCCCGAATACCAAATTCAACAAAACATCAAACCACTTCTTCACATCGTATCTTCCTTGCATTTTCAAATTATTTAATCACTGCAAATACGTACCAACTTATAGCCGTTTTCTTCATCCGATGCCAGTGCATAAATGACATTATGCGTCTCGTCCACACAAAAACGTGCCAAACGCTGACCGGTCCGCATTTCCTTAACAGCGTTCCCCTGCCAGTCAAACACAATGACCGATTCAGGCTCCATCGCATCTCCTTTCTCATGCAGCAGCGCATAAATAAACTCGTTTCCCGCATAAGCATCTTCAAATCCCAACTGAGTTTTTTCGTTACCTACGACAAATGCCGGGACAGTTCCTTCTGCCAATCCGTAGACTGGCTCATAAATACATAAAGTCGTATCCAT